CTCACCGACCTTCTGAGCCGCCAGAACCTTGTCCTTGAAGCTGAGCTCCCACGTCTCGCCGTTTTTGAAATCGGGCGCTGTGCCGATATATTTGGTGTCGGCAGGCAGAGTGACGGTGATATTGCCGCTCTCGGCAAAGGTCAGGCGCATCCAAGACTCGAAATCGCTTGTAGGGTAGGTCAAGGTCAAAGTTGATACGTTGGTAAGGCGATATTCGGTGTTGTCGGCCAGAGTGATTGATGAGCCAGTGGCGATTTTTGACGACACCGCCTGCGGGGTGTAACCGAGGGCGTTGATGACGCCGGTTTTTGTGATGGATATATCCGAACCGTCATATTGGAGCTTGCCGTTAGCGGCAGAAAGCTTGTCAAGAACATCTTTGTTCGAGTGAGTATGCGATTTTCTGTCGAGGTCGTCAAGCATCTCGCCGGCGGTTATTATGTCATTTTCATGTCCCTGCTGCACCTCTGTGAGCTCGTCGAGTGCGCCGCCGACCGTCGATATGTTCGGCAGAGCAGCGTTCAAGTAGTCAATGGCTTCTGCCTCGATTTGATACATTCCGAAAGTCCAAGTACTTATGCCTGAAGATGTGTCCTTCCAAACATAAGCGGCAGCAGTTTGACCCAACAGAAACGAGCCAAAATAATATGCTTCTCCTTGTGTTCCTTGGAGCAAAGGCAGTAAAAATTTTGCATTCTCTCCCGTGACAACAACCGCAATTCTCTGACCATTGACTAAAGCGTCATCTATTTGCTCGATCGTTGCATCACAAGACGTGACCTTAAACTTTTCGCCGTCTCCCTCGACTGTCATTCCGATTGTTAAATCAGATGCGCCTGTTACAGTCTTGCCGTCATACAGCAGCGTGCCGGTGTCATCGGCGGTCAACAGGTCAATGACCGTCTTGTTATCATGACTATGCCGAGCGGCGGTGTTACGGTTGACCTCCGCTACAATCCCCGGCTGCTGCGGATCTATGTCGGCGTCACCGTCCGCCGCTCTGCAAAAGTGCAGCTGTACCATGCGCGACTTGTAGACCTGTTCATTGCCGATATAGCCGATGAGCGTCATACAGCAAAAAGCCGTCGCGGTAACAGCCGCGGGCAACGGGTAAGCAAGGGTTCCGTCTGACATTTTTGGTATTATCTCCGACACGCCGCCGGGCTCGAAGCAGAGGCGATACACAGCCTCATCCGGCATGATAGCCGGTGGAGTGATAATAAGCTCCGTGGCATTATGTTCGCCGACGATACCGGCCTCACAATCATATCTGTGCTCGGCAAAGTTAAGCCTGCACTGTCTCATCCTCTCCAACAACATTCTCACCTGCTTCCTGTTTTTCGTCTTCGCTGTCTTCTTCGAGTGAGGACAGCAGTTTGTTGAGTTCCTCCTTTATGCCGAGGCATACCATCCGACAATTTTCGTATGTCTTCTGTTCGGCTTCGATTTCGGATATGCGGGTTTTGATTTTTTCTACTGCTTTTGAATCTGTCATAACATTAGGCTCCTCATGTAATCTTTTTTGCTGCCTTGGTACCCCATTTGGCATAAATTCCGTCATTGCCAACGATAATATCGCCGGTATACCCTTTGTATGTCTTGCCACTCGTGTCCTTCCATGTACCACCCCTCAAGCGCATTGTAATCTCGCCTGCGGCGTTTTTATAAAAATCAACGCGCGCCTCCAATGTGTCCAACCCGCTCGATGCTCTGGCACGATTGCGCAGTTCTAAGGCCGCTGTGCCACGATCGATGCTTGCATTGTTTTCGGTCACTGCCACGGTACCAATGCCCAAACCGACTGTGTATTCAGCCTCGCCAATCTTTTTGTGGTGTATCAGACCTGCAAATTGGTTTTCCAGGCATTCATTCGTCTCAACCATTTGTCTGATGCGTGTTTTATTGGCTTCAATGAGCATATAATCCGTTGACCAGCTATGGGCAAGATTAAGCACAACAGGCTTAACAAGCGATGCAGTATTTTCGGACGTTCCAAACCTGAAGCCTTTCGACGTGCTTCCCGAGCCGGAAGGTTCGGGGGAGGCAAAGGTGACATACCAGCTGGCAGAAGCCGCGGTTGAATAGAGCAGTGTGTCGAGTATCGACAGGTATTTATAGCTCGTTCCTTGTGATTGATTGAGAGCTTGGTATAATTCGAGATAGCCGGCCGAGAGATCCGTCTTAAAGCCCTCTCTTTCAGCCGTAAAGGAACCGTCCTCGATTTTTACACCCTGCGCATTTATCGTCGTTGTCGCGTTGCTCAGCTCGGACGGGGAGCCGAGATTATCAAAACGTATGTTGATCTCATTGCTCAGCTGCTCAATGGTTGACGATGTAACGTAGTCGCCCTCGATTTTAGTGACGCGAGACTGTATGCTGTTTGAAGTCTGTTTCAAGGTGCTTACCTCACCCGACAGGCCACTCATATTCTGCACAAGCGTTTGTATGCTAAGGTTCTGGTGGTCAACCTGCAGCTGTACCTTTTTAAGTGACTGTATAACGCTGCCGGCCATTTTGTAATCGGTTTTTCTGACTGTCTGAGCCTCTGCGGAAAGCTTTGACCTGATACGCGCAGTAGTTTCTATTTGCAGCACCGTCGCCGCGAAATATGTCCCGTCTTTATCCTGGACGCTTATGGTGTCGTTCAAATCAAAAATATAATCATCAATGCAGTCGGTGATTTGAAACGGAACAATCGACATCCCGAAGATCTGCGCGGCAACGGTTTTTATGCTGCTTTCGCGCGTCTTGTCGATGAAAGGATTGTCATCTATGCGCCACTGACAGAGATTCTCCGGTGCGGTAGTCGGATACGTGATATCGTCATCGTATCCGTCGTGTCCGAAAACCAAAGAGTTTATTGCGCCGAATTTCGGTTCTTTTGAAACAGTCTTATACCGCGATTTGCCTATCTTAATTCCGGTGTTGCTTGGTTTACTTATCCGCAGACCGCCCGTGCGGCTTATCTGCGCTATGCACCCTCCGAGCTCGGCCGCGCGAGAAATGAGCTCGCGATCAGTCATGGAGGCATCCATGTTAGGCGCTTCCGTCAGCTTAAAAGTCGACATAGGAAACGTAGCTGTTTCCAGTGCAACGCCGTGGCGCTGGCAGATCTCCTTCACGAACGCTCCCAATGTCGTCGGGTAAGTCAGCTTGCCGCCGTATGCGCAGTCAAAAAGCACTGCACGGTCAGTACCTTTAAAAGATATTGACCGTGCAGTTTTGTTGTTTGTAATGTCCTCATCCTTTGCAGTAAAAAGACCCATCGGAATCCATGTCACCGCACCGTCTATCTCAAGGCCGCGATATACCGACACTTCTTTCCCGTTAAGGTTAACAGAGCCGTTGAGATTGTATATCTCGAATTCACAGCTCTTTGACGGGAACCCGCCTATCATTTTACTGTTGGAATGCGATATCTTCGGATATGTCCTCAAGTGTTGCTGTCCGGTATAGGTTACACCGCCGACCACAATCTTTGACTTCGCCGCACGAACCCTGGATGACGCTATGTAGTTTTTATAGCTTGTACTCGCTGCATACATTTTTCGTCCTCCTTAGTTCGGTACCGTCTGAATGAAGCGCAGCTCGAACGCCTCAATGACGTATTCGCCGTTGATCAGCGCGTGTGCAGTCACTGCATCGGAAACCGGGTACATCGTTTTTGTCAGGAACGTGCCGGCGCGCAGGTCATAAAATTTTACAGTGCATTCGGTCATCGCCCTGACCTGCAGGATTTTTCTGATTTCCGCCTCGGTTTTATCCTTTTCAAAGGTCAGAACAAGCTTATCGCGCTCCGGCAAAACCTCGCGGATCATCAGATTTTCATCGGTTGCTCCCGACCCTTCCGAGTCGGTCTGCGGATATTCCCAGCCTATTCCGTCGGCTTCGAGCGTTATGCTGCCGTTTATAAGCACTTCATATTTTTCCACGCATTACACCTCCAAAAGGATCCTGCCCTCGGCAACCTGGGCTTCGTTGATAGTCTTGATAATCGTTCGGCCGTCGGGGTAACGGATAAGCAGTTCGATTTGCAGTTTGACCTTTTGAGCAAGTCCTCCGACTTTGGCAAGTGCAAGCTCAACCTGCTCGCGAATCTTAGATTCGGGCGACACTATTTCACCCTCGCGGGTGTTATCGCCGACTATGGCGAGCTGCGGATTGTTGGCTGCCACCCAGGCGCCCTGTGCCAGACGCGGAAGCTTCACGGCGGGAATCTGTTTTATGTTAAAGCCTAAAGATCTCCCGCCTATTCCGGGCACCCAGTCAGGCACATCCCACCGGATTGAATTGAAACCATGTATCAGCTTGTTTATACCGCTGCCGATACGGTTCACGAGGTTTTCAAACAGAGCTATTATGACATTGAGCGGAGCTTTTGCGCTCGCTGCCATAGTGTCAAACGCGCCCTTGAAGATGTTTTTAATACCGCTCCACGCCTTTGACCAGTTTCCTGTAAAGACGCCCGTTATGAACTGTACAATGCCTTTCAGCACTGTAATTATCCCGTTCGCGCGGTCTATAAAGCCGGCTATTATGGGCTCGACAACATTCATCATATTCCGAAAACAGGTAACGACGACGGGATAAAGGCGATCCTGCACCCACTTTACTAAGGGCATGATGACCTTGTTGTAAATCTCAAGCGCATCCTGTACCAATTCCAAAACAAATCCGGCAAGGTTATCCGCCAACGGCTTTATATGCTCCGTCCACAGCCGGGTTACCGTAGCCATAATGGTGTTCCAGCACGGTTTCAGAGAGTTGTTCCAGGTGTTTAAAAGCGAGTTCTTAACGTTCTCGATAGCAGCTCTGATGTTCTCAAAAATCGGCGCACCGTATGTTTGCCATTTGTCGTATACAACATCCCATGTGTCGCGGTAAACCCACATGAAGACGCGTAACGCGGGAACCGCACCTTCACGCCAAGTTTTGTCAAAAATCTCTTTCACCGAGCCGTATAATGTTTCCAATGTTTCTACGCATTCGGTGTAATACTGCGTTATCACCGGCAGACCCTTTGTTATGAATTTTTTAAGACAGGGATACACCGCAACATCCCACAAATCGGAAAAGACCGTATTTGCGCTGTCGTACAGTCCCAAAAAGATATCAGCTGCCGCGTGACAAAACGTTTCAAAAAACTTTTTCAGATCTGTCGACGCCCAATTTTTAATAGGCGATTCGAGCTTGCGAAGATCCTTCCAAACCTTTTTGAATATCTTTTTTGTGCGCTCGACCTGTCGCTGGAGCTCTTGCCGCTCCTTTTCAAATCCCGCAGCAAAGCCCTCCCAAAAAGTCGAGAGCTTTTGCTTCAGCTCGTCAAGACGAGTGTCAACAGCGGAAACGCCGCTTGTTATCGCCGAGGTTGTAGGGTCAGCAGTCGTCACTCCGGAAGAACCTCCGGCGCCTGTATCCGATGAGCTCGACTTGCTCAGCACATTGATTTCGTCGTAGGCCGCAAAGGCTTTTCTGACCTTTTTTGCGGCTTTTTCAGCCGCAGTGCCCGTGTCGTCGATAGCCTCGGCCGCTTCGGCCGCTCCCGCGGTCACACCGCCGAGTGATGTCACATCCGGCATCTCAAGCCCGATTGAAGTCATCGCAGTTTTCAGCAGACCTAAAAACTTCAGCAGCGCGTCGAGCGCGGTTTGAATTGCCGGGATAAACAGGTTCAGTATCGGGATTATCACATTGCCGATTTCCGTTTTTAGCGAGGTAAACGTTGCAGACAGTTTTGCCACCCGCCCCGCAAAGGCAGTGGCGTATTTGGCGGCGTCGCCTGTCTGCCATTTTGTCTCTTGCAGAATACCGTTGACCTCGGCTTCTATCTTCTGCTGCTTTGTGAGAGCGTTTGAGGTTGTTCCGATGGATTTGGCATAGTCATCCCACATCTTCGCCACGTTCTTGGTCACACCGGCGTTGTCCACAAGTATAGAGTTTTCATTTTTCAGACCTTCTGTCGCCGTTGATATTGCGTCACCGTAGGAATAAGAAGCCTGACGGCCGAACGCCGCGGCATCTTTCAGCGCGGTCATCGTCTTTTCTATCTGCTCGGTATTGTACCCGCGAGCCACAAGGTTCTTGTATGCCGTCACAGCGTTGTTAAGAGGCACAAGACCGTCAGAAATATATTCCTGTATAAACCTGTTTGCTTCGCCGAATGACTTCTTCTGCCCGTTCAGGATGGAACTCAGGCCCATCCACGCGGACTGCGTCTTGCTCGCTACCTCGACGCACTTTTTGCCGAAAGAGACAACGGCAGCCGCAGAAAACGCAATGCCTATTGCCTTTCCGACCTTGCCCATCGCGGACGAAAACACGCTCTGAGCCTGTCCCGCGGCGCCCTTTATTTCTTTTTTGAACGCGCTTTGATTCGCCTTTATGTCGAAGAAAACAGAACCGACATTTGTGCCCAAAGGCATATTCTCACCCCCCTGCAAGATTTTTAAAGAGCTGTTGGAACTGTTCCAAGGTCATTGTGTACTGTACGCTCTCCGCTTTCGCGGCGCGGAACCGCTGCCACTTTCGGCGGATATCCTTCTCGGCATTCGTCATCTCGCGTATCTTCTTCGGGTCCTTTTCGGATCTGACCGAGATAACATATCCGAGCGGCGTATCGTGCATAATGCCTGCCAGCAGTTTCCTGTACTCCCTGACCGATATATCTTCCGTCAGAAGCCTAATACCGTACTGTTTGGCAAATGACGCTACAACAAGCGGCTCGTCAAACTGCTCGTCGTAGTAGGCTTCCTCGGTTAGTTTTTTCTTTCTTTTGCTGCTTTCTTGAGGTCTTCATAGTCCTCGCCGGTTATGGCTGCCATAACATAGTAAGACAGATTCATATAGCCGGAAACGGATATGTCGCTGTTTACCAGCTCGGCAACAGCTTCCTTGCCGAGCGCAAGGGTGAGGATTTCCATGTCGGAATCGTCTCCGCCCTTTTCCTGCGCCTGCTGAATTTTGTCCCATGTGGACTTTCTGTCATCGACGAGATAGAGCTTATCGCCGATTTTAAGCTGCGGATGATTGTCACCCGAAAGAATGGCATCGCCCGTGTCGATTATTCTCATGTTGCTTTACTCCTTTAAATAAAAAATACGGACTGCCGCGAATCACGCAGCAGTCCTGAAATTATGAGCCCGTAGCCGGTGTATAGGTCGGCTTACCGTTGCTGATAAGGTCAAACGCCAGGGGGTTGACGGCGGTTGCATCGTCACCGGCATAGTCGCTCACCGAGACGACTACATCGCCCTCGAAGGTGGCGCCGTCGGGAAATGTCACCTTGATTTTTGAATCGCAGTCGCGTCCGTTTTTGAGCGCCAGTCCTGCGATATAGTCATTGCCGGGGTCTCCTATGCTGCGCTTACCGTTCATGGACAGGGTGTACGACTTCGCGGTCGCCAGGGCTCTCTGCCAGCCGTCCTCGGTGATTGAGTTCCAGGTCTCTACGCCGGTCTCAATCGAAAGCTTCGCGTTTTCCATGTCGGCTATCGGTGCGAAGGTCGTGCCGGTTGTGCAGATCTCTATATCGAGATCATACACGGGAAAAACTCCTGAAAAATTAGGCATGTTCTCACTCCTTTTTACTTGTCATAATAAACATCGAACTCGAAAGAGTATTCATACACGCCGTTGCCGTCGGTTCCCAAGTCGATGGGGCCGTCATAGCGAGATATTATAAACGCTCTTTGTCCGTCGATTTCAAAATCCTTTTCATCGAAAAAGTCGTATATGCTTTGCGCCTTGCCTTCGGCGGAGTCCGCATTGCGCGTCCAGCGCAGCAGGACCGTAACGGGCAGCACACCGTAGCTCCGGTTGACCTTGCCGCCCACCGTCTGCGTCTTTGCCGCACCTAAGCGGGAACGATAAAAGCAAACTGCCCTCTCAACATCGCCGTCTATCTTACCGATAGAGATGTTGTCCGTCCAACTGTATGCGGTTTTGAAAAAGTCTTTCAATGCTTTCAGCGTCATCCGCCACAGCTCCTTTGCATAAATCTCGCAAAGACCCGCTTTGCGTAATCCTTCTTTCGGCCTGAAATGTACGGCTCAAACCACGCTCCTCCCGCCTCTCTGTTTTCAGCCCTGCTGAAATTGTATTCGGGATGAAAATAGAGCCTGCGGGCATACGGTGTATCAGACACGATATAGACCTTGCCGGTCTCCGCCTCTTTGTCGTCGACAAAGGTAGAGCGGTTCTGCAGCTGTCCGGTCTTGAACGGCATCGTCTCCGACTGCTGCAGATCCGTTTTAAGCGCGTCCGCTGTTTTTGCCAGATTTCGGGTAACCGCTTTTTCGATGTTTTTTATGTTTGCAGTGTTGAGCTTGACCGTGACCTTCATTTCAGCTCAAACTCCGTGTGGTTCACCGTACCGTCGGGATTCTTCGCTCGGATACCCGAATATATCGTCATTTCGCGGCCGCTGACAGTAACGGTGCCGCTCGATATTTCGCGCATCTTCGGTGCGATATCGCCCTTTACGATTACTTTGCCGACGAGCTCGGTATACTTGCCGTCTTTGTCGTACAGCCGCTTCCTGCGCTCCGAATATATGCAAGAGGTCTTTATCGCAGCCGCGGTCATCGGCTCGCCCTCCTCGCTGATATGCGGCTCATCGAGCTTTATCTCGCACGGTGTGACGCAAAGGAAGTCCGGGAACGGCAGTTTCTTAATGCTGTTTGCCATCATGATATCCTCCCTGTAAGTCCGGTCTGCTGCAGCAGGGCATACGCTACGGGACTCATTCCGAGGCTCTCATAGACCTTGCCGGAATCCTTGACCGTAACGCTTATGTCAAGCACGCTGTAGCTCTGTATGCCGGCTCCGTCATACCCGTTTTCGCGGATATAATCAGCCTGATAACACGCAGCGAGCTTGATTCTTTCCTGCTGGAATGCGGTAAGGTTTTCAAAGCCGCGACCTTTAATTCGATTAAATGTCGCCTCGTCGATCTTTATTTCGGCCAAAGCTAAGGAGGCTTCGATTTCACACGAAGCCTCCTGCTGACCGTGGGGAAAAGATTCTAAGTAGAAATTGACGTCAGCATACATACCGCATCAACTCCGTCAGGCGATATCGGTGTCGACAAACACGCTGTCGACCTTGTTATCCTTGCCGTTCGGGAAAACGAACACATCGGAGAAAGCGCGGTTCTGATAGAGCCAGCCGTCACCCTCGGTGTGCGCTCCCGGTGCGAAGAAGTAAATACTGTTGACCTTCGGCACGAACTTCGTTGTAAGCGGTGAGGCGATCAGAACGTTGATCTTGTTCGAGCCTGCGGTGTCCACCTCATAATAGCTCGAAGTTGAGGGGTCTCCGGTAGGGGTCTTAACGGGGGTGTACGTACTGCCGCTCTTGGTGTAGTAGGTCTTGCCGGCCACAACGCTGGTATCGGTTGACGCCTTATAGGTCGTCTCTGCCGGCGCGAAGCCGCCATCCTCGCCGTCGAAATTGAAGGTGTCGTAAAACACTTCATCGTCGATGACCTCGAATACCGGCACGCCGTCAATCTTTGTGACGCGGGTCTCGATGCCGATACCGCCCTCCGCTATCTGGGTCATCTCTATCTTCTTTGCAAGCTCAGTGCTCTGCTCGAGAAGATCCATTATCTCCGATCTGACATAGACGACAAGCGCGCCCATCGCCTTGTATCTGCGGAGCTTGCCGGAGCCGAGCGCCTTCTTGATTTTGGTGAAGACATTGGCCGCAGTGTAATCGCTGAGCTTTGTTTCGGTATGATAGCCGTCGAGCTTCTTTGCCTGCGCCGCGACGCGGGAGAAGAAGAGGGCGTTAGCCTCGGGCACCTCCTGCGTGCGGACAAAGGTCTTGGAGATATTCTCCATCGACGCTGTCGCATTGGTCTCATCGACATCGAGCTTATCGACAAGGAACTCTATATCCCTGTCGTGCGTGAGGGTGAACGGAACATCCGTCTGCACGAAGGCTCCGCGGTTCCAGCCGCCGTTTCTGTTGTGGCTCTTATAGCCGCTGGTCGACATCTGGGTAAAGTGGAAGGTCTTTGCCGAAAGCCACTTCACTGCGGTCGTAATAAATGGAGAAATGAGCGAATCCTGCGTGAGGATCTCGAGAAGCTCAGGCTCCCATCTTTCTGCGTAGTTTGCCGTGTTAGGCATTTTTCAACACTCCTTTAGTAGTTAAATCTGTTCCAGCTCTTTTGAGCTGTCTTTTTGGCGGGTGCTTTCTTGCTCTTGTCCTCCTGACCGTCCCCGCCTATGGTGAAACCGGGTCCTCCGTCCTCGGCCTTGTCGGTCAGTTCTGTCCATGTTTTCAGCAGTTCGGTGACTGCGGCGGAAGCTTTTTCGCGGCTGAATTTGCCGTCATCGTCGAGGCAGTCCGCGCGGTCGATGAGTTTGACCGCCCTAGACACTTTGTCCGCTTTGACATGTGCCGCAAGCATCACCGCTTCAAGAACGGCGTTTTCGGCCATTTCACGAGCCTCGGCGAGTTCGGCGGCTGCTCGGGAGTTCTGCTCCGCGCCGTCCGTCTCCGGCTCTTCCTGCTTATCAAGCTGCGCCTTCTCAATAAGCTCTTTGACCTTTGCCCTGTCGGTCTTCTCGGTTATGCCGAGCTCCTTCATAAGCTTGGCGACTGCCTTTTTGCTGTTCTTGACACTGATGTTGTTTACTTCCTCGTCGGTATACTTCTTTTCGGGCTGAGTCTGCTCGTTCTGCTCCTCGTTGCCCTGCCCCTCCGTGGTTTCAACATTCTTGTTTTCTTCTGCCATTTTTTACACTCCTTTTCTCAGTTAAGGTCAACTGTTCCCCTGTTTACGATACAGGCAAACGTTTTTTTGGATATAAAAACAGCGCCCTGCAGTCAAATGCAAGACGCTGTAATTATTAAATTATCTACTACCATCTGGGCGAAAACAGAATTTCGCAAGCGGCGTTTCTTTCCGTATCAGTAAGCCCCTTTCCGCTTATAACCACTTCTTTTAGGCGATTTTCACAAATAGCCTTTCTAAACTTTTCTTTATTCTCTTCAGTGTCGTTTAAGTGAACAAAGATTCTATCACTCGCCGTCAAACGATTATATTCTGAAATGGTCATATCTTCCGGCCTATTTAATTTTGACCTCGGGTTATCTGCAACAAAGCCGATTGCTAAAACTTTTATGGTGTCTTCCGTAAAAATCTCGTGTAATAGTTTCTTTACTGTTACCATGGGAAAAGTTCACCTCTGTATCATCTTAGCGTAAATCTTTATACAACTGATTCCGTTTTTACTATACACTTTTGAACCTAAAAATTCAAGAACCGTATTGGGTTTTGTTATAAATTCGCTTTCCGCCCAGTTGTTTGTTATCATCCCCCGAGTTCCAATCGGCATCTGAATTTCAAACTGCACCGGATAGTGTGTGAAATAATTAACTTTTTCACACATACTTATACTTGTAAAAGCCTTATCTGTAATTTCAAAGCTTCCCGTTATTATGCGTTTGTTAATTTGATCCACAATTGCCTGTGCGCTTTGCTTATCTTTTGGAACAAAAACCGGCCTTTTTCTTCCCATACCATTGTCTAACCATGTTTTCTTCACCAACCCTCTTATATCTATTCCCATGACATTTTGAAGATATTCACAATTGACCTTGCGAAAACCTACATAGTTTTTTCTTAATTTGAAAGAACGCGTAAGTCTTTCCAAAATTCTCATGGTTTTCTGATACTTGCCTTCCGGCGGTTCTTCGCTAAGACCTCTTAGCCAGCTATTTATTTCGGAGTAGCCTACTGAATTCTGAATATACCCGCCATCCTTTGCCCATATCGTCGCATTATCTTCAGAGGATATATTCTGATTGAGATACTCTTCGCGTATAGCCGCTTTGTAATCCGTCTCGTTGTCATATGGTAGCACCTCGTACTTGCCATTCTCTGTAATATCCAACGGCTTTGCAAGATTGTCAAGAGCTTCTTTTTTCCGCTCCCATTCTCTGAGCTTCGCCTGATATCTCGCCACATTCTCGGGGTCGACGCTGCCGGCTGTCAGGCGCTTGTACCGCTGCACCATGTTTTCTATGTGCGCACGGTTGTATCGACCGTAGTCGGAAACATCGTTTTCCTCGTTGTTGTAACGGTTGATATCCTCAAGCTCGGGATAATAAGTGCCGAGACCGTGCCGACACCGAGGGTGGAACAGCCCGAGCTTCATCGCCTCGGACAGCAGCATATAGTCGCCGTCGCCCGGCTTGCCCCCGGAATACACATCGTCGATGAGCACCTTGCGCTCAAACGGTCTGCAGAGCTTGCAGGCTGTTGCATGGTGCGAGATGATGACGAGCGTCTCACCTATGCTTTTGCGGAATTCGCCCTCACCCACCATATATGCCCGCTGATTCGCTGTTCGAACGGCCATTGAAGCATAGTCCGCAATGTTGACCCTGCGTCCGTCGCGGTATTCGATGCAGTTAATCCCGCGATTCAAAAAATCTTTCACAGCCATGTCATATGCCTGCGTTTCGGTCATTACACCGTTGGAAGCATACATTCCGGCGCGAAAGATGGTCTGTCGATATGTATCGTTCATCATGCGCAGCACGGCAGTGTTCGCCGCGCCGAGATCGTTCTGCAGAGCGTTTATCATTCCGCCCACCTTGCGGTCGTTGACCTTGAAAAAGCTTTTGCGCATGACCTTTGCGGGTTTATAACCCTTGCCGAGCGCTTCTCTATAGCGCTTCAGCTCGTGCTTCGAGCCTTGCCGCAGCTCAGACTTCATGTGCTTTGCCACCTTCTCGGACAGCCCCTCGGTCTGACTGCGGACGATTTTTCGATTCTCGCGCTGATATCGCTTCAACTCTTTTAGCTTTTCCGCCTGCCACTGCGGATAGCTGAAGCCCGTCTTTGCCTCTTCGGCAAGATGTCCAGCAAGATTGCGCTGCATCGACTCGATAAGGTAAAGCTCCATATCGCGATAGATCTGTGCTATCTCCTTGTCAAAATCCATGCCGCTCATCTATTACCTCACTCGAAATCACTGTTCAGCGCGGGCTCGTCCGCTTCGAGAATGCCGCGCTCTTCTTTTATGCGCCTGACCTCTTCCGCCTTCCACTCTTCGTCCTTATCGTCGCCGTAGAGCTCGTCGACCTGTGTCTTGGTCGACATTATGCCGCTGGTTGCCGCTTTGCCGATTGTCTCGACCTGCGCCTCAAAGGACGGGTTCGCATAACCGCCGAAGTTAACGGTGACTTCAACCTCTTTGCTCTCGCGGCCGTTGAGCGTGCAGTAAAAATCAAGAGACGCCTGAACAAGGTCGCGTATTGCCTTATTGAGCACATCGGTGACTCTGTTGCGGGTATAAAGCGTGGTTTTTTCCTTTTCGCGCTGCGCCTCGGCGTTGTCGAGCTTTTTAACGTCAATGCCGAGCGTGGACGGGGAAATTATGCCCTGCAGACAGAGATCGAGCACGGTGCAGTATGTTGACAGCAGCGCCTCATACTGGATGGTGCCCTGCGTGGTTTTAATCTCCTGCTGCACACCCTCCGCCATGCTTCCCTGCAGCTGAATATACTCATTATCAAAGTCATTACTTTCGAGCACCTCGCCGGTACGGACATTGCGCGGTAGCAGGTCAACGGGTATGTACTCCTTTATCTGACCCTTGCGCACAGCAAGCATCCACTGAGAGAACACCTCGTCAAAGGCGTCAAAATCGTCGAGCTTGCCGTCAAAAATCGACTTGCCGCGCCCGGGATAGATAGTTGACCGCCGGAACATCAAAGGCACCGCAGGCAGGAAATGGGCGTTATTTTTGATATCTCTGCACCCGTCGAGCTCCGGGAAGTCGGATATATCCGCCTCTCTATCGTTCGACACATCCACCAGCGAATATGTTATGCTGTCATAGTCGTACCGCTCCTTGAGCAAATACGGCTTCTGCTTAATGGTCTTTTTGGTTTTGAATACGACCGCGCCGATCCTGCCTCGGTTATACTCGAAGTCCACACGGTCGGCAGGATAGAACTCAATAATCGGCAGTTTGCTTACCGTGGGGTCATACGACAATTTAAAAGCGCCGTCACCCAGATACAAAGTATCTCGGACGGCGTCGCTTATTATGTCGGTGATCAGGTTGCTCCTCGCGATATCCTCCCACACCTCCCCCATGTCGGGGTCGTCAACGGTGATAGCATACAAGTCTCCCACGCAAACATCAGTCAGCGTGTCCACTATCAGCGACGGCAGGCCGGTATGTATCTTTCGCAGCTTCATGCCGCGAGTAGGTTTGCTGCCCCAGAAATGCCCGTTGCCTATGTTGTCCTGGATATGCGCGTAAAGCTCTTCGATTTCATTCGCTCGGCCGCGATACCAGATGCGGTCTTTAAAGACCTCGGCGTCGTGGTCCATAAGCTGGTGTACCTCTATAGACACGCCGTTATCGGTGCTGATATTCAAAAAATTTCTTACGGCAGTTCTGACTCTGTCGCTCAGGCTCAAATTAATCACTCTCCTGTTACTGCGCCTATCTTCTTGACATACGGCAGCCACCCGTATTGTGACGCATTTATTGTGTGGTCGTTTCTGTCTTCCGGCTGATTATCCTTGTCCTGCTGCCAGCTGTACAATTCAAGCTCCGCTATGTGCTGTTTGCAATGCTCGCACACGAGATAGTTCCCAGTGTGCAGCCAGCCGAGCTGCAGGTTTATACGGTCAATTATCTTTGTCGCCTTATAGGCGTTGTTGAAAGAATAAAGACAGGCGTTATTCCGACGGTACTTCAAAAGTTCCGTCATGGTCGCCTGATCCGCGGAATCGATAAAGACATTCCGTGCGAGCCCCCACTCCTTGCGGTTGCGCTCCAAAAAGTCAATGTAGTTGCGCACCGTGTCGCTCGGCGCTATCGGCTCGCTGATGTCTCGGTTGTTATAGACCCGCTCGTCCAGGCATATTACCTTGCGGTCGGCGGTGATGCCGAGAAACATCATTGCTATCGTGTCCGGAGACTGCGAGGAATACGCCGTATCAAGCCCCGACGAAAACGCGATGAATTCAAACGGATCATTCTCATCCTCTAAGCGCTTGCGTATCGCCGCTTTTGATATAACATGCCGCTTGCGGTCAAAATTAGAAAAGACAAGCCCAGTGGCTCGTCCTCTCAATCCGAGTATTTTATTCTTGTAAATCTTTGTACCGGCGGGAACGTTGCTTATAATCTGATGCCGCTTCTCGGGTGTCAGGGCGGCGTTGTGGTCAAACGAGAAGTACCACCACACCCATCCGGGCATTGCCGGAGACGAAAGCATGGAGAGCAGTTCCGGCGGCGCGTCATCTGCATATTCGGGCAACGGTCGGGAACGGTTAATATATTCCGAATACACCGGCAGGTTCGGGTCGTCGGGGTTGAGCGTAGCAAGCAGATAATCGCAGCGCATAGCCGCCTCGCGCACATACTCCATATCCGCAATGTTTATCTCGTCGATATAAAGGCAGCCATACTGGCCGCCCAGAGCCTTTTTCCAGCGAGCTTTGTTGTCGTAGCCGAGCACATATATTATTTTATCCTCTGCGCCGGTGCGAAAGACGATATGCGGCAAGCTGTACTGACCCTTACCGCCGCTGTTGTATTCTACCCGGGAACCGAACACATCTATAATGCCGAGCTCCTTGTTGATGATGTTTTTTTCGATTGTTCCGGTGTCCAAGCCGCTGACGATGTGAATCTTTTTCGGGCTCGCCGCAACGCGGAACATAAACTTCATAATGCCGACCGTAGTCTTGCCGGCATAGGTCGTCCCCTCGAGGAACTCGACCGACGCCGAGCGGCAGCGGAGGAAATCGCGGAACTTCTTGCTCAGCAGAACCTCACTCATTGCTGCTCAACTGCCTCAGAATACTGTCGAGCTTGTCAGACGGTTCTATCTTAGCTTCAATTCCATCCTTAAACAGACAGAACCGCTTTCCGAGCAGCTCCGCAGCCTTCAGGCGCTCCTTTTCGTCCGGCGGCTTATCCAGAACCTTTGCCGCCGAGCAGCCGTCACCTTGACCTTCCACAACCACGACGCTCGCCGTGCTGTCTCCGCGCATCACGGCGGTGAGGTACTCCATGACCTCCTGCGCGTCGGCTATCTTTTTCGAGCTCAGCTCTTCGAGTTTTGCTTCGATGTAGGCTTTGACCTTAGCATTTCCAAGCATTCTACTTCCTAATGCTGATGCCGTTGCATCGTTTTTCACATGCGGATAAGCAGCCTTGTATGCTCTTGTCGCGTTGCAGTCGATGATGTACTCATCTGCAAACCGCCTTTGCTTGTCGGTCATGGGTTCACCTCCGTTCTTGTGTCACATATTTTTTACAATCGGATTATAAAAAGCATAAAAAAAAGCAGCCCCATTAAGGGATTAAGCATAAACAAATTATTAATTTTTATTATTTTCCCTTAACTTAACGTCTTTGTTACCACATGGTTAGACATATTCTATGACTTATTGCACTCTAAACACTTTTTTTCTTCTTCAATACTATTCAAAAGCCCCGCTATTTATGACGCCGCGGGGCAGGCGTGGTGAAAGGGGACATAAAAATGAAGAATAGAATATCGGTAACATTCTTCAGCTTAAAGGTTAGCACATATGCGTGTGCCATGTGTGCCAACTTTTAATTTTTCGCGATAAATCTGTAACAGATATGCTTGACGCTGTAAGAACTACTACCGATTTTATCCGCAACTTCTTCCCACCGCATCCCTTCAACGAATCTCAGCGTAAATATCTGCCGAGTCAGACTGTCAGGAATATCGGCTATGTAGCGTTCCAAGCGGCTGCGCTCGTAGACTCGCTGTTCTATCTTTGCCTGGATTATAGCTTCGAGATCCGTTATCTCCGCTATGCAGCGTTCAAGCGCAGGCTCAGGGTTCGGGCTATGCGGCATACCATCGTAGTTTGGCGACCTCGGGCAGAGCAAATTTGCCCGCAGCTCCGCAAGTCTCTCACGGTCAAGTTCTATCTCTTTGTCAAGGTAGTACAGCTGCGACAACTCTTTAAGCGTCATTTAACAGCCTCCTCTCGGGTTTTGTCGTGCTTTTCAATCTCCGGCTTCAGACAATGCCAAAACGGGCACAAAGGCTTTTCTCCGCCGGTCTGGACGAGAAACACACAATGCTCATCCGGACACATCTCAGGCACTGCCATCACCTTCCAATAGCTCGGGGTTATCATAGATATTGCCGATGACCTCTATATCGTGGTCGTAAAAGTTATCCATAACATGGCAAATACTGTTGCCATAAACTTGAAAACAGGATTCATCAAAAGCGACTTGATAAGGCTCCTCATCGCCTTTCAACAAAACAATATCGCCCTCGAAAATTTTCGTGCCGTTTTTGTCTGCCAAACCTGTGTACTGCCCTATCGTTTCAGGGATTACCGTCCTTTTGCTATTATTGGTGCAAATCTGCCAGTCGCCGTCATAACAGCGAATAGGCACACCGAAATACCACATACCACCACTATATTTTTTATCGCCTTTGCCACGAAAAAGTATCTCACGCATTGTTACACCTCACCTTTCATGAAGCAAGCCCAAAATGTTTTACTGTTTTTTCCAGAGTGATGCCCGAACAAAGGTTTACATCCAATTGCCCGCCATACCTCCACCGCCGGGATTTGTACTTCCGACCATTTAAAAATTAAAACTCCGTTTGGTCGTAAAACGCGCATACATTCATTAAAACCGTCCCGTATCATCTGCGGCCAATGGTCGTCGAGTTTTCCGTATTTTTTGACCAACCACGAAGTTTCACCAGCATGTCGCAAGTGTGGTGGGTCGAAAACCACAAGATAAAAGGTGTTGCTCGCAAATGGAATTGAGGTGAAGTCGGCTATTACATCGGGATCCACTCTCAATGTCCTTTCGGATAGTCCATCCCCGGATTTCCAAATCCGGGTTTCAAGCTCTCGTCTTTTGTCCATGTATACCGTGGCTGGATGTTGTTTATTAAACCAAATGCTGCGAGATCCGCAAGTCGCATCAAGAATTTTCTTTGTTTCTTCAATTGCCATAGTCGTCACTCACTTTCAAAAATCCCGTTTCAATGAGTTCTCGGCCGCATTTCGGGCAAACATACCGACTATCATCTCCTGCCTCGAATATCTTGCAGCAGTAATAACATCTCAGGCAGTGTGTTTCCCGGTCACTCGTCCGCTCCCGTATGTAGCGCCTGTTGGTCTCTTCCTGGGTTATTTGTTTCAGCATGGCAGCTCCTCGATTCTCACATAAATTCCCGGCACGGCAGCCCAAAACTTTTCGCTGATCTCCGATGCGACCTGCGCATCGTCCTTCCAAAAGTGCAGGCGGGTCATGCAGTCTTTCAAGGCTTTCTCGAGATTGTCCGTATCGGGCTTCGAGGTTTTCCATTCCCCGTCTCTGTGCTTAGTCCCTGTATTGCTGAAGCACCATTTGACCATCAGCCTGACCGCGCCCGAATACGGTTCCTGCGGAATATGTTCTGCCAGGTGTGCCGTCAGCTTACTCCTTGCCGCTTTCAGCTCGGTTGAATCGTACATTATCGCCTTACCGTTTTTGACGGTTATCTTTTTGTCGTGATGCGTTACCGTGGGCGGATGCATCGGCATGAAAAATTCAGTTGTCATTTGTGTTACCTCCTTTTTGACTTTTTAAAATCGCCCTTGTCAGGGAAGGGAAGAAGTTGTGTGCGGCGGCAGCTTCAAGCCGCCACACTTCTTTCCCCTGACTTTGAGGGAAGGGACATTCCCCACTTATATATGAAATATATAAGTGCTTTTGTCTGTCCGAGACAAACTCGGATTTTGTCCCGATTTTGTCCGCACGGACAAACACGGTGTGTATCCCGACTTTGTCTTAAAGACATACGGGACAAAACACCGACTTTGTCCTTGTCATTTTAATCCTACTTCATTATCAGAAACCCAAAATCCACCATGTTCTTCGAGGTGCCTCCTTACAGTCTTTTCGCTTTTTCCCGTGTACTCCGCAAGGTCAGAAATCATTACTTTTCCATTTGCGCTGCAAACTTGAAAAGCAGTATAGATGCCGTTTTTACGTTCTTTACTCCGATCATTATTGCTTTTTTTACCTTTGAAATTTTTCTGCCAGGTCTTGTTCCACGCCGGTCTATCATCTTCCGGCTTTATATCCTCCAGCACGCCGGTATCATCTATCCGATGCACGGGGTAATCGAACCAAAGATTGACCGGAGCGAACTTCGGGAACTCACGCAGGGTGCCCTCGACGCGCCACGCGGTACGCTGCTCTATGCTGTTCCACGCTGTTCTGACTTCGGCAAGCATAAGATCGCGGGATGCCGGAGACAGACTCTCGCCGCACATTTTGAGCAGCTCGTGTGCGGTATTCTCTTCGTCCTGCGACGGTTCCGGCAGCTTGAAGCGGCGCATCCATTTAAGGCAGATTTCACACTGCGCCTTGTCCTCTTGCTGTTTGCGGATACCGTCGGTTATATCAAGCTCTATAAGGTCGAGCAGCGCGTCGGGGTCGCGGGCGAACACTCCGCTGCCGGACGCTCTGTCCATGCTCCTCTTGCCGCCCTGAGCGCCTTTTGAATGGTGGTGGCAGTATATAACCGCACACCCGAGTTCGGTGCAGACCTTGTCAAATTGGTTGCAGAAATGCGCCATCTGATCTGCGCTGTTTTCGTCGCCGGTGATGATTTTATAAATCGGGTCAATGACAATGGCGATATAGTTTTTCTTTGCAGCGCGTCTGATGAGCTTCGGCGCGAGTTTATCCATCGGAATGGACTTGCCGCGCAGGTTCCACACATCGATGTTATGTAGGTTTTCCGCAGCCCAGCCGAGCGTTGTATAGACATCTTTAAAACGGTGCAGACAGCTCGCACGGTCAAGCTCGAGATTGACATACATTATCTTGCCCTGGGTACATTTGAAGCCCAGCCATTCGCGCCCCTCGGCTATGGCGCAGCACAGCTCTATCAGCGCAAAAGACTTACCGGCCTTTGACGGTCCTGCGACAAGCATTTTGTGTCCCTGCCGCAGCACTCCGTCTATAAGCGGCGGCGCAAGCTCCGGCAGGTCGTTCCACACATCGGCGACGCTCTCCGGATCCGGCAGGTCGTCGTTTATGCTTTCAATCCATTCTTTCCATTCGTTCCATGAACTCTTGCCGATGTTGGTATCAAGCAGATATTGTTTCTTTCCGTTGCGTTCAACGCCTGGCATACGGCTCAGCCGCGACGGATTTTTGTTCTGGCGGTCGATATCTATGCCGTTTTTCTTGCACACATCATAGAGGTAATCAACGCGCTTGCGGTATTCGTCAAAGTTCGCGGCATCGATGCGTACAATGGCGTGCAGGCTCTTTCCTCCGCTATAAACGAGACAGGCAATCGGCAGCTCGAGCTCGCGTATTATCTGGTTTTGATGGGTGATGTCGGTCGTATCGGATTCGACCAGAGCATATCGGAACTCCGTCACATTTTCATTTTTGACGCCTTTGCCGTCCAGAGGATTGAAGCGTATCCACGCCCCCGCCTCCGGCTTGCAGTCGCCTATTACGCGACCTATGTCGCCCTCGCATTTGCTCAGAGCCTCTATAAGCTCTCCCGCAGTCCTGGTATACACGCCTTTCGTCGGCAGGTATTTACTGTCTTTTTCCCAGCTTTCGGTGACATAACCGACCGTCTCCCCTGCTTCGAAGAGCGTTTCGAGATATTTGGTGATTTGCTCCACCGGATTCCACTCATCAGGTATGTTCAGCTCCTTGCCCTCAATCCAGCTTTTGTCAACGAGGATAAGCTCGTCTTTCTTTTCTCCTATTACGCTGTCCCAATCGAGTGCGCCGTCATCTGCCTGAAAATGCCAGCCGTTGTCTTTTGCCATCTGAACGATAGTCCCCGCCGTAACCGGTGCAGCGGCACCGTTGAAGGTATTCCACTTTTTTTCGCAGTCGCCGGCATGATAGCGCTTGTCCGGGCGTGACCATTCATCCCAGTCATCGCAGCTGTATCCCTCATGCTTAAGCGCCATGCCGACTTCCACCCATTCGGAATATGTGCAAGCAGCCGGGTCTATGTATTTTATCAGCTCTTTCAGGTCGAGCTTTTCTTCTGTCATATCGTCATTGCCTCCGGTTTATAGTCTTTAGGCACAATGCCGCGCGGAACACGCCAATCGTTTGCAGCTATGCGATTTATCATCTTTGTCGCAGCGTCAAAGCTCCATTCACCTACATGCAAAAAACCGCGGGATTCCAAAAATCGTATCTGTTTCGGCGTTGTGAGACCTTCTTCGCGGCGCTTGCTGAGGCGATCAAGCAGCAGTTTTGCCTTGCCGGCGTTCTCGATTGCGTCGGGAAATATACCGAGCTTTTCGAGCGTTTTAATCTGTTTTTCCGTCGGCGGAGCGCATTCCCACCCAAATGTCGGGACATAGCTTGAAAGATCCTGCGCGGAAATCGACATTTCATACTGCAGCGGGTCTACAAGCTTGCGCTTGCGCTTCCTCATTTCCTTGAGCTGTGCCGCAAGAGCCTCTTCGCGCTGAGCAACGACATCGCTCTCGGCCTGCTGCTCGGCAGCCTCAATATCAACCGGACACCCTGCCGCTTCGATATTCTCCGTCATCTTTTTTGCGACCTCTTCGTTTTCACATATCAGATGAGCAGGATGACAAAGTTCATGGCGCTCTGTATGCCACAAGAAATCGAGCAGCAGAAGATCCTTTTTGCCGGGTGCAAGGCGCGTTCCGCGCCCGACCATTTGACTGTATAGGCTTCTGACCTTTGTCGGTCTTAATACAATGACACAGTCGACTGCCGGACAGTCCCAGCCTTCCGTCAAGAGCATGGAGTTACAGAGCACATTATATTCGCCGCGCTCAAACGCTTCGATTATCTCCGCTCTGTCCTGACTTCCGCCGTTGACTTCTGCAGCCTTGAAACCGCGCTCATTCAGAATATCCCGAAATTTTTGCGAGGTCTTTATAAGCGGCAGAAACACGACTGTTTTGCGCTCCTTGCAGTTCTTTATCATCTCGTCGGCAATCTGATACAAATACGGATCCAGGGCGTTGTCGATATCGGCCGCCTTGAAATCCCCGTTCTGCATAGATACGCCCGTTAAGTCGAGAGCTAAAGGAATCGTGAGGGCTTTTATAGGCGAAAGATAACCGTCTTTGATAGCCTGCGGAAGAGTGTATTCATAAGCAAGGGAATCAAAGTATGTGCCGAGATTGCGCATATCGCCTCTGTCCGGCGTAGCAGTGACTCCTAAGACATGCGCGTCTCCAAAGTGCTCAAGCACGCGCTGATAACCATCGGAAAGGCAGTGATGCGCCTCGTCGATGATTATGGCGTCAAAATAGCCGCTGTCGAACTGTTCGAGTCGTTTTTCTCTCTGTAAAGATTGCACCGAGCCGACGGTTATACGGTACCAGCTGCCGAGGCAGCTTTCTTCGGCTTTCTCTGTGGCACACATCAAGCCGGTAAATTTCAGTATTTTGTCCGCCGCTTGTTCAAGCAGCTCGCCGCGGTGAGCGAGCACAAGAACCCGCTCACCGTTCTGAACACACTGCTTTGCAACATTAGCGAAAACGACTGTTTTGCCGGTGCCGGTCGGCAGGACAAGCAATGTGCGGTTATTGCCGCTCGCCCACTCGTTGAATATTGCCCGTTCTGCTTCCAGCTGATAAGGTCTCGCGTCCAAGGATTAAAAATTCCCCGGAGTGAAAGCAGGACGCTGAGTGGTTTCGTCCGGCTCAAGAAATTTCTTGACCTCATTGTAATAATTATCGTTGTAAAGCCTCTGCCCTATCTTGCAGCGGCCTTTTGAACCTACAACCTGCGCCCAGTTCATTCTCAGAGGTTCGCCGTGTTTCTTCTGACCGATACTGATAAAAAACGCGCACACAAGCCCTTCTGTTTTACGCGAGAGGAAAAGATTATGTTTGACGATTGCTGTGCCCTGCGGCGCGTCTATCTGAAGCGTAAGCTCTGCCTTCGGGCAGGCAGACATTTTCTCCGAGCCGTTGAAATAGCCGCGCTCAAAGCTTTTGACCGTGAACTCGTACTCGCCCTCCGGCAGAAGTACAAATTCGTTTTCGGCTTCGATTACACTGTCCCAGTCGAGGGCGTCGTTTCTGTTGGTATTGTAGTTTTCGTTCATAGTTAATACTCCTTTTTATTTAAAATTTTCTTATATGATTGACGATGATATCGTAGACCTGCTCCCATGCGCCGATAAGGCAGCCGTTAATGAAAGCTTCGCCATAATTGAGAATCGGCGTGTCGGCAGTGAAGTAACCTTTCCACGCTACCGCACTTCTAAGCTCATCTTCGGTAACGTTGTTCGCCGTCATGAGTTCACGCAGCGCTGCCGGTAAGCCAGAACTCGGTTCAGTGTTCTCAGTGTTCGGGGTAGGCTCATCGGCATCGGCGGTAAACTCGTCGATTTTTGCCTTGAGCTCCTCTATGCTTTTTTTCGGCGGGTCGGGCAGCGCATTCGTCTGCGGCTTATCTTCCGGCGCCGCTGCGACATATGCACCGGAAGACGGAATAAACGGTGCGATGACGCTGAAATCGAAATCGACCTCGTCCGGCAGCCCGTATCTGTTCTTCGCATCCCAGCAGGGATGATGATTGGTATACATTACCCTTCTGCCGCCCTGTGCCTTTCTGCTGTCGGTCTTCTCGTCCTTTATCACGAACGTCTTATAGTTGACGAAGAGAACCGTGTCTGCCCATTCTTTTACGATCGGCGCGACATTTTTTGAAAGTTTCATCTCCCAGCGGTCGTATGCGCCGAGCTCGTCCGGCTGCTCAAACTTACGCATTTTGGCGTGAGCGGTCAGCACGACGTTAATACCTTTTGATATAACCTCATTGAGCAGGTCAAGAAGCCTGCCGAACTCTTCGTAGAGCTTTGTATAGCCCTTGCCGTATCCGAAGTCCTCAATGCTCTGTTTGTGATTTACGGAACATATATGATTACTTGCAAGCTGCTCTGCCCAGTCCGCTGTGTCGATGACAAGCGTCATACACAGTTCGGGGTGATCGCGAACATATTTGACCTCTTCGAGAAGCATCGTCCAACTGCTCGGTTTGTCAAAACGCTTAACGTTCAGCCTCTTTGTGCTGCCTTCCGTGTCGATGAAAATCGCGCCCGGGAACTTGGAAGCAAAGGTTGATTTGCCGATTCCCTCCGGACCGTAAACTATGACCCGCTGTGCATCTTCGATTATTCCTGATGTTATGTTCATTAAAACTGTCCTGCCTTCCATGCTTTTTTAGTCTCCGTCGGTTCGTTCACCACATATCCGTCCTCTATAAGGACGCTGCATTCATCTCCGGTACTGACCCTCGTCGCTATCGCCTGCAGCCCCTCAGACTCAAGCCATTTGCCGAACTCAGCAAGAGTGTTAAGATCCATCTGCTCGAGCTTATCAAGCAACACAAACCCGCAACTGGGGTTGAGCTTGCGCACGATTGCCGTGGAAACCTTGAGCTGATCCGCTCCGGACATATTGTCCCACTTGAAGCCGTTGTATGTCAGTTCGCCATCCTTGACCGACAGCCCCGGCAACGGAAGCTGTGCGGACTTGAGCAAGTCGGTTTTCTTTTGCCTGACATCTTCAAGCTCGTTCGTCAGCTGGCTGTACTGAGTCTGATACGCTTTCGCATCCTCTTCCGCTTTCTCTTTTTCAAGGTTGGCACGGATTTTAATGTTGATTTTCTCAACATTTTCAATGTCCTCTTCAAGCTCGGCAGTGCTCAGATCCTCGAGGTGCTCCGTCTCCATGTGCGCGATTCTGAGGTCATCCATAAGGCTCTGCTGCTCCGTCATAAGACGTTGAAGCTCAGCCTGGATTCCGTTTATTTTGCTGTTGACGGCGTCATAGTGATGCTGTATCTCGGCGGCTCGGTCACGCTTGCGCTTATTCTCGGCGTTATGCGCCATAATACCTTGCTGCTGTTTGATAAGCTCGGATGCGGAAATCAGCTGCTCAGGTACATCCGGATACTCCGTCATCTCTCTGGCATACTTGAGTTTCTGATCGGCTATCTGTCCAATCATGTGGCGCTTGTTGTAGAGCTCCGTCTCGTCGTGCTCAAGCTGTGCGAGCCTGTCTCCAACGCCGATTATGCGCAAAAGTGTGTTGGCTTTTTCCTTGTTTGATGCGGTCATAAACCTCGGCAAATCAAGCGCAAGCTGAGAAATAAACTCGTTTATAAGCTGCTGACCGCCTTTTCTGCCGGTAGGGTCTGTGACCTTCAAGGTGCTGTTCTTCCCGGTGCGCTCCACTATGATGCCGCTGTCCATTGTGATTTTGAGATTGGGCGGCAGTACAGAACCCTCACGCTGTGGCTCTGACGGACGAAATCTATCGCCCCCAAGCGCCCAAGCAATACTGTCAAGCACCGAGGTTTTACCCTGACCGTTACGCCCGCCTATCACGGTCAGACCGTTTTCGGTAGGCTCGATTTTGACCGCCTTAATGCGCTTTACATTCTCGAGCTCAAGGCTGTTTATCTTCATTTGACATTAGTCTCCCTTCGTGTTATCATGATGTTGAGGTTTTACCTTTGCCGTCTTCGCTGCCCACACAGCGTTGGCGGCTTTTGTAATATGCGCAGTAATCGTCTGTCGGCGGTGACGCGCGAAAGATGCCGGTCTCGTGGGTGTACATACATGCCGTACCGTCCCAGTCGCCGCACGGCGCTGCCATGCGTCTGCGCCAGTCACAGCTGTTGCAAATCGCCATTTTGCGCCACGGGTCTCGTCCGCGCTTCGGTGCCAGTGCCGGTGCTGACACGATTACTTGCTGCCGCCGATGATCGGTCAAGCCGGCGAGATAATCAATTGACACATCAAAATACTGCGCTATGTTCACCGCCATCGGCAGCGACGGACAGCTCTTGCCGTGCATATACGCCGATACCATGTTAGGCGCGGTGCCGAGTGTCGCGGCAAGGTCTTTCTGCGTGACTTTCGGCACGCTTTCGCGCATCAGGTCTTTTAGCCTGGCAGCAAGGATCTGCACATCGAACGGGCTTTTAGTCGTCTGATTTCCCATTGCGTTTTGTCTCCTTTCTGTTTAAAATTTTTGCTTTGAGGTCGTCCTCAAAAGCTATGAGCTTGTCCTCATGCCAAAAGCCATAGATGATAAGCACGACGACAAGGATCTCAAAAGCGGTTTGAATTGCAAATTTAAGTGCCATTTTCTTTCTCCTCAAAAAAACTCATTTGTCTTTCGCTCCAATCGATATATCTGTCCTCCCACTGCACCCCTATGTAGTCCAGCACCCTGCCCCAGCCATATCTGTCATTGGTCTTTGGGTCGGTCACGCATCGGTACATCCAAAATTCCCACTCTTTTTCGTTTTTCTCCCGAAGTCGGTCAAATCGATGTGGGCGTTCTTCAAGGTGTATGCCAAAGCCGCACATGGAACAGCCCGTCCTTTGCGCTCCTGTGGTGTACAGCTCTCCTATGTCACCCTCCCACCTCTGATTACGCGACTTAATCTCGCCGTATATTTCAGGAATTGGAACGTTTAATTCTGTCGCAAGCTTTAAAAGGTCTTGTCTCGTGAATATTGCAAACGGGCAGGATCTTATGGATGTTTCCCCGAAATAATTGCATCCATTGAGCATCAGGCTCTTCTCTCTTCTGCCTCCCTCCGAAGCCATAAGACCAAGAAACGGAACACTGTTGTGCTCTTTAGCCCAATCATTACAGGGCTTCTCCTTGAGGTAATAACAGCATTTGTCACTCACAAGAAAGTTGGGTTTTTGATATTCAACGCCCTCATTCTCGTTTTCATATCCGCCGAACAAATTTAGCCATTTTTGCGGCAGTTTCATTCGGCTATTGGTACGGTTCCCGCCATATTCGCCTGTCTCGCCTGTAATTATGGCGTGTCTGACTGTTGCGTTATCAGGAGTGGGATTTTGTAATAGGTAGATTTTGTTCGCCTTTTCCTTGGACAGAACAGGAAACCCGAACTCCTGTAGAATCTGCGCCTTTGTCCACGGCTTACCATCCGAACGGAGCGCCGGCTTTAAGCGCTCAACACCGAGCTGCTTATGTACGCGCTGAATGCTTACATCTTCGAGGCTTGAGACACTCACAGCAGGAACGTCAATTCCGATATCGCGCAGAAATAGTAGCAGTGTGATGCTGTCCAGTCCTCCGACGGAAACATGGCAATTCAACCCCCGCTTCTCGCACTCCTGCACGAAAAGCTCTGCAACCTCTCTCGCGTGAGCCACCTTCCGACCATATGACCATTCCTGTTTTTGTCTAAAAGCCTTAATCGTCCATACGTCGGCTTCGGACAGACCCTTTTCCCAGCCCATGTTACCCCTCCTCAAAAAATCGGTG